TACTTGACGTTTCCAACACTGGCAAGATGTTGTCCAGTTTTCAAATCTTTTTAAACGGGAGCTGGCGGAAATCCTATACGCCGCAAGAGATTTTTGAAGAATTTAAAGAGTGCGGATGTGACCTCGAACATCCATTCATTCAGCCGATTGGAGCGAGTGAGACCACACGAGTCAACACGTTTTCTGATTGCAACATAAATCGCATCGCTGCGTTTGTGGGGCGTCAGACAGCCACTCATCTCGAACCGGACCCGAAGACACTCTCTGAATTCGAAAAATACGTCCAGCACACATACAAGACGGAGGACAGGGACAAAATACTGGAAGCGATCAAAAATACAAAGCCGAAAACAGTGGAAGAGATGATAGAAGAGGCGGACATTCCAGGAGGAAAAAAGAAATTCTACCTCAAAGCATATGCAAATGTGCTAGAAAAAGGAAAACTCGAACCTAACACCGACTTCCACATAAATTACTTTGCGAAAAAAGAGGAGAAAAACGTCCTGAAAAATTCACAGGACATCATCGCCGCGGAAATAGACGAACAAAATAGGAGCGATAAAACTAGGGGAATCTCGTGCCCATCAGAGGCACTGCTGATATGCGGATGGGTTGTTAACCGAATTCTACTGCCTGCTACCAAGGCGGCGATCCCAGAGATCATGCTCGGTTATAACGACGAAAATCTCGCTGAAGAGCTGACAGAGCGGCTTTATGAATTGTCACACAACAACGGCGTTGACTTCGACGACATAAAGACCATATCAATCGACGGGAGCTCGCACGACACCCATCAGGATGTCGCCCTGCTGAAAATAGTCGACAACTACATCATCCAAGATCTGTGGAAACACATACATTCCCGGATTCTTGCGCCTGATTGGTTTATAAGGGGATGCCTAATGGCATGCACAATGCTCAAGATACGATTCTATTGCGCAAACAAAGTCACCGGAAAAGAACTCTATAAAGCAACAGTAGAGGGAACGGTATTTTCAGGACACGCAACCAGGACAACATGGGGAAACTCCATACGAGTGCGTTATTTCATGAGATTTGTACTTTGGAAAGCAAAAATTGCGCCACAAAATTACAAGTTGCAAGTCACCGGGGATGACACAATGATCAAAATCCTTGCAAGATGCGTAAAAGCATTCCAGGACACCATCTACAAGTACTACTCGGCCAAGAAGGAGGGAGTACACGGACTGGGCCAATGTGCCAAAATGGTAAAGATCAGCAACTTCCACGACCAGGACTATTTATCGAGAGATTCAGTATGGCACAACGGCAAATTGATAGTCTTTCGCAAGATATCAAAAGTGCTGCCAACCATCTGCGTCACGAACAAATGGGTCGGTAAAAAAGAGGACTTTTGGATGCAGTTCATGTATGCCACAGGCCACCAGATGATCTCCTGGGGAGGAGACATCCCTCTATACAGAGAATTGGCACTGGCGCTGATGGAAAACGGAACCGCAGCAGACAAAAAATTTATCGAAGCTAATTTCAAAGACATCCTCAAAAAGGGCTACGACAGGAAGATAAAGGCCCCTGAGTTCGACACGGAGAAGGACGCGATCATTATTGAGATGTGG